GTTTACGGGCACCAATGGCTACGTCATCAACACCGTGACGACCAGCGCCGGGCAGACGCTTGAGCGCCGGCGGAACTTTGTGGCTCCGCAAGGGCGACTCGCCGACGACTACGGAAACTAGGCCAATGCTATTCCAAAAAGAGTGCATTTGCGGCTGTGGGATGCTCGGCGTCGAGTCGCCAGACGACATGCCCATAGGCGAAGCTGAGGCAGCGGCTAATGCCATCATCGCCCAATGGGAAAATCAGCACCAAGCCGAAGCCCGCGAAGCCGCGGCGCTTATCACCGACGCAGGCCCAGAGGATTAACCATGCACGCGCAGAATCGCAGCTAAATCGCCAATGGCCAGAGGACGCCCCTTCAAGCCAGGCAACAACGCCAACCCAGGCGGTAGGCCTAAGCTCGCGGAAGAGTTGAGGAAAAAGGCGCTCAAGGCCGTTGAGGACCACGTTGTGGATTACTGGATCGAGGAAGTGTCTACGCGTGGCGACAACGCCGTGAAGTGCTCGGAGCTCTTGGCCGCGTATGGATTGGGAAAGCCGGCGCAGCCAGTAACAGGCCCTGACGGTGGCGCCGTTCAAATCGAAAGTGCCGTGAAGATATACTTGCCTGAAAACGGTAGGAAATAATGCCAGGCCCGAAGGCACGCCCATTGGCTGAGAGATTCTGGCCGAAGGTTAACAAGACTGGCCCATGCTGGTTGTGGACGGCTGCGCGCAACGTGGATGGCTACGGCAGCCTTGGTGGTATTCTGGCGCACCGCATCGCCTGGGAATTGGCCAGCGGGAGCAAGATACCGACCGGGGCGTGCGTGCTGCATCGTTGTGACAACCCGCCGTGCGTGAACCCAGACCATCTGTTTCTTGGATCCCAGGCCGACAACGTTAAAGATTGCGTCGCCAAGGGGCGCCAGGCTCGCACCAGGGGCGCTATCAGCGGCCGGGCGCGCCTGGATGATGAATCTGTGCGGGTCATTCGCCAACGTGCAGCACAGGGCGCTACACAGGCGGCACTTGCCAAAGACTACGACGTCGACCCGTCAGCCATCAGCCGGGCCATCGGCGGGCAGCGCTGGCGTCATGTCTGACACTGACATCCGCCCCCAGCCAGGCCCGCAAGAGCAGTTCCTTGCAAGCTCGGCCGATATCGCCATCTACGGGGGTGCGGCTGGCGGCGGTAAGTCCTTCGCCCTGGTGCTCGAGCCCTTGCGCCACAAGGATAACCCACGCTTCGGCGGGGCCATCTTCCGCCGCACCTCGCCGGAGCTTACCGGCGTCGGCTCGCTCTGGGAGGAGGCGAACGGCCTCTACCGCCCACTCGGCGCCAAGATGCGCGAGAGCCCGACCCTTGAGGCAGAGTTCCCGAGCGGCTCTCTGTTGCAGTTCCTGCACCTGCAGCACGCCAGCGACGTCTATTCGCACCAGGGTAAACAATACCCCTACATCGGCTTTGACGAGCTCACCCACTTCGAGGCGTTCCAGTTCTGGTACATGGTGAGCCGCATGCGCTCGATGTCGGGCGTGCGGCCGTACATGCGCTGCACGACGAACCCCGACCCGGACTCGTTCGTGCGCCAGCTTATCGGTTGGTGGATTGACGATCACGGCGCAGCCATCCCCGAGCGCTCTGGCGTCCTACGATGGTTCATCCGTGACGGTGATGCGCTCGTATGGGGAAACTCGCGCGAAGAACTCTTGCCGCAGTGCGATGACGGCGACGAGCCGATGTCGATCACCTTCATCGCCGCCAAGCTCGAGGATAACCCGGCGCTGTTGGCCAAGGACCCAGGCTACCGGGCGCGCCTCAAGTCACTACCCGAAGTCGAGCGCCAGCGCCTCCTCGGCGGCAACTGGGACGTCCGCCACGACGGCGGGCGCTACGTGCAGGCCGACATGTACGCCAAGCGCTGGGCGTCACTGCCGAAGCTCAACGTCTATATGGCGAGTGACTTCGCGGTGCGGGAGAAGCCGCCCGCCGGCGCCGGCACGTCTCGAGATCCCGACCATACCGAGCACGGCGTGTTTGGAGTGAGTCCAGACGACGAGTTGTATGTCATCGACTGGTGGTCTGGGCAAACCAAGTCGGACGTGTGGATCGAATCGCTGATTGACCTGTGGGCCAAATGGCAGCCGCTTTGCTGGTTTGGCGAGGACGGGGTTATCCGGCGCGCGGTTGAGCCATGGCTCACCAAGCGCATGATGGAGCGGTGCACCTACACGCACATGGAATGGCTCTCGACCATGGGCGGCGATGATGGTGGGGCGGCTTCGCGGCAGGGCTTTGACGACCGCTCGAAGCGCGCCAAGGCCATCAAGGGGCGCTCGTTTCAGGCAATGAGCGCAGCCAAGCGGGTCATCTTCCCAGCCGACACGCACGGCACATGGGTGCCGCGAGTGGTCGGGCAGTGCGTCGGCTTCCCGGTCGGCAAGGACGACGCCTTTGACGTCATGGCCAACATGTGCCGCGCCATCAACGAGTCACACCCGGCAATCCTGCCGCCCACCAAGAAACACAACCGCGACAGATGGGGCGAAGACCGCACCACCAATGATTGGAAAACAGCATGACGCTTTTTGAGCGATTCATGTGTTGGATCGGGCGACACCCGGCAATACGCCAGCGCCAGGCCAACACCAGTCGCCCCGAATTCTTTTTCGAAGAATGCCCGCGCTGTGGCCGCGGCTTGCTGATTTACATGCCAAGCGTAATTGAAAGGCTCGACCAATGACCTGCACCAAATGCGGCACCGACTACGAGATGGAATCAGGCGACAACCAGCACACGGGCTGCCCCAAATGCCAGAAGCCCGCCGGCGACATGAAGCAACGCGGCGACAGCACGGCACACGCCGAGGCGATGCACCGGGTGGAGCAGTTCTGGGACGCCACGCCAGCGCAGCGCAAGAACATGCGCCGCCGCCGCAACTACCGCGACGGCCGCCAATGGACCGCGACCGAAAAGAAGATCCTCGACGGCAGAAACCAGCCCGCCGTGGTCTACAACTACGTCGGCAAGAAGGTCGATCACCTCGATGGTATCGAGATCGAGACCCGCACCGACCCTAAGCCCAGACCGCGCACCCCGATGCACGAGGACGATGTCCAGGCCGCTGAGGATGCCATCCGCTACGCCTGCGACGCGACCAAGGTACAGCGCGTGTTCTCGGCCGGCTGGCACGAGAAGGTGGTCGAGGGCATCTGCGGCGCCATTGTCGAGCACGAGGTTACCGGCGCCGGCGACAACCGCGACATCAAGCTACCCGTGCGCTACATGCATTGGGACCGCATCTATTACGACCCGCACAGCCGCGAGCCGGACTTTTCTGATGCCAAGTACAAGGGCTGCTTCACCTACATGGACGCATCCGACGCCAAGGCGTTCTATTCCAAGCGCAACGACAAGGCGAAGGACTACGCTGAGATGATTGACAGCGCGCCGGTCAACACCCGCGGCGCCTCGGGCGATACGGGTGACGACAAGCCGCTTTCGTGGTCGGACCCCAAACGCAAGCGCGTCATGGTGTGCGAGGAGTATTACCAGGAGGCCGACGAGAAGGGGGATCTGTGCTGGTACACGCGGCACTTCACCTCGGCGGGCTTTGTCGTTCCGCCCAAGAAGACCGGCTACGTGGACGAGGACGGCGTTGACGTATGCCCGCTCGAGCTCGACTCTGCCTTCGTTGATGGCGACGGCGACACGCATGAGCGCTACGGCTTGGTTGAGCGCATGATGTGGCCGCAGGACGAGATCAATAAGCGCCGCAGCAAGGCCATGTTCGCGTTCAGCGTGCGCCAGACCACCGCCGAAGAGGGGGCAATCCTCGACGTCGATAAGTTCAAGAACGAGTCGGCAAAGCCCGATGGTGTCAAGATCGTCCAGAAAGGGGCGATGCAGAACGGCCGCATCAAGGAAGAAATGGCGATGGACATCGCCCAGGGCCACGTGCAGCTGCTTGCCGAGGCCAAGGACGCCATCAACCAGATAGGCCCGGACCTACCAATGATTGCGACCGCCGCTGCGTCGTCGGGTCGCGAGCGCCAGATCATGCAGAATGTTGGCATGACCGAGCTCGCGAAACTCCGCGACCAGCATAGCGACTGGAAGCACAGGATCGTGACTCAGCTCTGGTGGCGCATCCGCCAGTTCTGGACCTACGAGATGTGGAAGCGCGTTCAGGACGACACCGAGGAGACGGGCTACCGCTTCGTCGGCCTGAACCGCCGCACCACCAAGGGCGCCCGAATTGCTGAGCTGATGAAGAACGGCGCGTCCGCCGCGCAGGCACTCGGTGCGGTCAAGGCCCCGCCGGAGCTACTTGCCGAGGCAATGAAGGCCATTGCGGCGCAGATGCAGCAGAACCCTGCCGTGATGCAGCAAGTGCAGGCGAACCCGGAGCAGGCGCAGAAGGAAATCGAAGGCATGGCCATGCAGCAAATCCTGCAAGGGCCGTTCGGCGCCGAGCCGTTCACCGCGGCCGATGTGGCGAAGCTGTGCATGGACATCGTCCTCGATGAGGCGCCGGACGTGGCAATCATCCAGCAGGAGGAGGCCGAAGGCATTACCAAGATCGGCGAAACGATGATTGCCGCGGGTCAACCGTTCCCGCTCGAGTTGGCGATCGAGGTGTCATCACTGCGCGGCGACAAGAAAAAGAAGCTCGCGGCGATTATCGAGAAAGGCCGCCAGCCCGACCCCGCTGTAGCGCAGATGCAGCAGCAGATGCAGGAGCTGCAAGCGTCGATGGCTCAGGTGCAGTTGGCCTTGACGCAGGCGCAGGTAGCGAAGACCGAGAGCGAAGCCCAGCTCAACCAGGCGAAGGTGGAGCAGGTTGGGGCGGATATCCAGGTGAAGCATGCACAGGCGATTGGGCACGCGGTGGAGGCTGGATCTAGGGCGGGGCAGGGTGGTATGGCGGGGGTGTCATGAGGGCCGCGATCGCCGCAGGCATGATTACGCTAGCCACCTGCTCAGCCGGTGACGCCGAGTGGGCCGTTGTGCGCCATGGCGCCATAGGCTCGCCAGAGTGGGCGTATACCGTCACCCATAAGCCATGCGGTATTGTGTCGACGCTGCCGATGGCCGACTGGCCTTGGGGGATCGGCGTGTTCGATGACGGCGAGCACCCTCCGCACGTCAAGCCAAACAGTATGGTCTGCGACCAATGCGACTCGCGCGGTAAGTAAAACAAAACAGGCCACCCCCGAGGCGGCCCGTTTCGTTATTCTATCCTAACGCACCGCTTCGGCTGGCCCACCGGACAAAGGGGAGATGGACATCTGTCCGGGGGCGCAGCCGAGGAGGAGAATCAGGTAAAGACAACGCACCTATTGGAGGCCACAGAAGTAGTTGACGAGCTTGACGTCAGGCGCAGCCGCACCAGACGCAGCGATAATGATGGACGGGACCACCGTGACCGCGCCGAAGGTGTAGGCAACGGCGCTTGCGTCCGTAGCCAGTGCGGCGTAGGCCGCTGCAACCGCGGCCTGGGTTTGTGCTGCCGTCGATCCTGCCGGCGTCGCCGTAGCAAGCTTGTACGTGGTGACGCCAGCTGCCGAGACCAGCACCTGAAGCGCCAGGATGTCGCCGTTAGCCGCAGCCGCATGCGCTAGGGCCGTCGACACGTCGACGGTGGCCAGCGACGTATCGGTGCGCAGCGCGCCGGCGTTGTCGCCGATACCGATCATCGCCTTGTCGTCGTAGGCGGTCTTCATCTCGGTGTAGGTGTTCGCCGTGACGTAGGCCCCGAGGACACGGAAGCCCATCGACAGGTGGGTGATGTTGTCCCTTGTGGTGATCAGGAAGGCGCACTTAAGGGTAAACGCGGCCGACGTTCCGGCGACGAATGAGCGCGCAGAGCCGAGCGTGATGCCTTCGGTGATCTCGAGGCTGTCCGTGGCCGTATTGTCCAGCGTCAGCAACCATCCGGTCGTGCTGGGCGTCAGTCCATTGGCCGCAAGCAATGTGTTGGCGCCAGTAGCACCGACGCCTTGCGTCAATTCCATGTACTTACGACCACCAACCCAGAAGAAGTCCTGTTGCGCGTTGACCGCCGTCTTGATGGCACCGGTGGTCTTGGCGAAGAGCGGGACCTCGCGCTCCGTGGTGAAGTCAATCGAGGTGGCGTCGTCGGTCCATGTCGGGGCCGTTCCGGCAGAGTTGACACGAAGCTGTTGGCCTGGGGTGCCGATACCCAGGCGCGCAAGTGCGGTGGCGCTTGACTTGTATTGCAGATCTCCCGTGGCATCCGAGCCAACCGTAACGTCCGTGACGGTCAACGCCCCGGTGCCGGCCAGTGTCGCATCCCCGGAGATGGCTTGGGAGACAACGTCGGTGCCGTCACCCATGACCACCTTGCCGGAGTCGTTAGCATCGAGGCGCTCCCACCCCGTAGCACCACGGCGGGCTAAGTCGCCGCGGGTGTCGCTCGCCACAAAGCCGTCTTCAATCTCGCCGGTGGGCGAGTTCCAGCGCTGGACTACGGCACCGTCCATGACGAGGACGAGGTCGCCGTTCGCACGGTCATAGAACAGACCGTGCGACGCTTTTGGATCAATGCGCCCGGTTAGCGCGAGATAGTCCGCTACGTCTACTGCACCCATGGATACCTCCGAGTTTTAGCGGGGTTCAATTACTCGGTGTAACCAACCGCCCACTCGGTGAGGTCGACTGCGTCGCCAGCGCCAACGCCAGCGCCCTGCTCGACGGCAACGAACGGGATCAAGCTGTCGCCATCGTCGAACGAGAAAGCCGCCGCCACGGTCGGTGCCGCGCCGTTGATGGTGTAGGTCACCGCGCCGGTTGCGCTGACGTAGGTGCAAAGCTTCTTGGAAGCGGCATCGGCCCAGGTATTGGTGGTGTCGGTCGACGTGTCGGTGCCGTCGTTGCCAGTCAACATGAAGATGGTGTTGGGGTTGGCAGTGCCCTCGAGACCGATGGTGGCGTAGTTCGAGTACGAGGTGATGAGCTTCACCTGCGTTTCGGTCGCCGAGCGCCAGCCCACATGCAGGTCACTGACGCTGGACGCGTCTGCCACCTCGAAGGTAGCGCAGAAGTAGAACGCCGGGTCCTTGCCGACCACGGCAGGCCGACCGCTCGCACCAAGGATTCCGGCGAACATCTCGTACGCCTCGGCGCTGACCAAGTCACCGGCGATATCGAGGCCAATCGCGTCCGTGACCGGCAGAATGGTCTGTGCGGTGGACTGGGCGAAGATGAAGGCGTGCGGGCCACTCT